TAGCTATTCCATCAGTAGACTCTTCCCTAGTGGTATAGGTAGAGGGTACTTTTATTAGCAGACCCTCACACTCATAGCTTCGCTTAGGCATGCCTGAGTATGATTCAGAAGAGAATGCTATTCCTGAATACGCAGAGAAGGGAGCACTAAACTTTTCCTTAATTAAAGAGAAAACACTGGATAATGTTGAGGTAGAAGTAGTTTTAATATTTCTATGGTAATCTTCTCCATTATATTGTACAGCAGTACCTATATGTCTGCTCATACGCGTAACCCGTATGGTAAAGCTGTCAAAGGGCCTATATTGTTCTAAAGTTATAGTGTGCTCAAAGGCTATAGGACTAGACTTCTCAGCTCTATGCCTTACCAGACCATTAAAAAGTTGCTTGTATCCGGAGCTAACTCCGCCAAGAACAGTGTTAATAGAAAAATCATAAAATGCTGTAGCGCTTTCTTTATCTCCATTCCCATCATTGATAGCTTGTAAGGCGTTATATCCAATGTTCATTCTAAGTTCGTCTACTTCTTGTATTTGGGAAGCAGAGAGATTGAAACCTCCTGTACCAGAAGATACATAAGTAGGTGATCCAGATGCACTTTCTCCATCTGGATATAAAGCAGTAGAGAAAGCGGTTAGTTCTGTAGGTAAGTTAGCATCACTAGTTTGTACTAAGCTCTGTGCAGATAAGTTTCCTGCTATAGCAGGACTATCTCCAACTCCTGCAAAGTTTTCAAGAGGGTCTTGTATTCTATACCCATTTCTGAACTGAACATTAAGATTAGAAACCTTCTGCACGTCCACAGTGTTAGTAGTATCAGCAGCTGGCATTGCTAGTAGTGGTCCAATATAATATTTATATGAACCACCCGGAGGTGTAGTACTAGTAGTAATATTAACTGTTGTGGCTTGTGCTATCTCATACCTTTTTTCAAAGTGAATTGTAACATTTGGCCCTAAGAAAAGGCCATAGTATGGAATCTTACTTCTAAATATAGCTACACCATTATCATTAATTATATCCCCAGGTATACTAGTACCTGCTCTAACAAGTTTAGCTGTTAAGCTATCATCGTCGAAAGTTAGTTTAGTAAGAAAATCAGTAACTGCTCCATCATCTATGCTAAACTCAGTTCTGGAGATATATTCTACAGTTACATCGGGGATTTCTTCAAAGTCTGTAAGAAATATATATCTAGTAGACTCAGTGCCAGGACTTATTTGTTCTATAGGTGAGGCTAGGGTACCAACACCATTGGTACCGGAGAAGGTTATAGTATTACTCCCACCTAGTTGAGTAGCATCTTCTACGTCCATTACAGGTATGTTATTTAGGTATACAGATGCTTCTCCATCTACCAGACCTTTAATAGGTCCTTCAGAGATAAGGTCTGATACAAATACAGTTTGTGACGTAGAACCAATTATAGTTGTTCCTACGTCAGAATTAGAAGACATGATAACCTCCAAAACCGCTAGGTCCGCGCCAGTTTCCAAAATCTGAACCTGATACGCCTGTTAGATTTGCGCCTGTGAATTTTCTATTCAATATCTCAAAAGATATTGGTCTACCTGGAACTTTTAGTCTTCCATATAACACGGGTACCGGGTCTCCTTCTATAATATTTTGTTCTTGCCCATTAAATAAGTAGCTCTCATCTTGGTTAGAGTCTACAGAGGGGTCGGGTGCCATTATTTGTTGTAGTCCTGTTAGAGCTAAGTTTACGGCTACGCCTGCTAGTACGGTACCAAAAGTTGTCAAACCTGCGGCTAGTCCCTCACCACCTATAGTGGTAGCGAAAGCGCCTGTAGCAGGAAGAAAAGCTATAAAAGCAACAATAGCAATAGCTGCCAGTATTTTACCTAGACCAGATTTTGAGCCGATAGGAGCGGGAGTTATAAGTATATCACCCTCTTCTAATGAAAGCATTAGGTCTTCTTCCTTTTCTACATTCTTGTCTCCTACGTCTACTATAAACCCAACATCATTCTCGTGACACTCTACTATATACTTCTTGAATTCGGGGAAATTAGCATCTAGGCATTGAAAAACATCAGAAGGTCTTTTAGCTTCTATCTCGAAACTATTTCCAAACTTCTCTCCCATCTCTCCTTGTATTGTTATTTTACGCTTCATATCTATAAACTCCTGTTAATGCTTTCAACCAAATTCTTCCTATATAATCTCTGCAAGAGAGTCTGTGCTCTGCATGGTGAAAAAATAAGTTATCCCCTATATAGACACCACAGTGGTTGGGTATATCGCTTTCTACAGAGAAAACCATTAAATCATTTTTCTCAGCCTCTAGTCTATTATTAACTCTTTTAGAACCGAAACTATTGATATATTCTTCATTGAAGTAGTCTATTCCTCTATCCCACCAGTTGTTCTCATATGGAATTCTTTTTGGCACTTCAATATTTGTTTTTTCTTTATAGTAATCCCTTGCAGCCTCATAACAATCTGATACTCCAAATTCGTAAGTTCTACCTATCAAAGGTTTACTAGAATAGTTTTTTGGGGTTAAGTCATACATTTCCATGCTGGGATAGCTAAATATGTAATAAGGTATCCCTATAGCATTACAATTATTAATATCTGTAGTGCTTGGTTCACATGAGTATTCTGGGTGGCTGTGTACAATTGCTATAATATCCATTGATTTTATAACCTTTAAGTACTGCCTTGAGTCCATAACAAAATCATCAATTTCTTCTGCTACGTTATCACAAGGTACCCACTTTAATTTACCCCTCTGAACGCCTAGTAGACCACAACCCTCTCTAGGGTACCATTTCTCAAAATGTGCTTCCATTTCATCTAAGTACCTTATCATCTGAACTTCCTTGAGCCAGGGAATCCTCCAAAAGGTAGCGGAGTACTGCTATCAGTATTAAAATGAAACCTTGCCTTACATGAGGATATCGTTTTTCCGCATATATCAATTCTCTCCCAGGAAGCTATGTGCTTATCAGGTACTTTTCCTAGAGAGGCAAGTAATGCTTCCCATATCTTATTATCGTATCTAACCTTATTACCTACTATATAGCTGGTTGAGGCATCGTATTCATCGGGTACAGTTATTTGTACATCGTCTACATCAAAGTATAACTCAGTTTCAGTGCTGCTCCATAAGCATCCACCAGTACTATCTTGATATTTCCAGGGACAATACTTACCTACAACCATTCTAGAAGGAATTTTTACACCTTCTACATCAAAAGGGCTAGAAAGCTCGTACTCTACTACTACGTTATTCTCGCCGGATATTCTATCTAATATAAATGTTTGTTGGGGGAACTCTATAGGTGCAGTTCCTGAGCCTAGTTCCTCAGATAGATACTTAGCTAGAGTTCTTCTTCTGGTTATTTTTACACCTAATAAGTCTTCATTCCTACTAATACCCAGTGCAGATAGGTCTGAACCAATACTGCTGCCTTGTTGAGATACTGATACAGCCAAAGATATAATATTAGCCACTCTCAGCGTCGGCCTACTGGCCGCGCCATCTGCGGAGAAATCAATTCCCTCTAGTTCTATTGGGAAGGCTTCGTACTCTCTAACCGTATAAGGCGATTCTGGGTCGGGGAATAAAACCGTACTAGTTCCTTCATCTAGGGAGCTATACAGATATAAGACTACACCTGCCTCTACATTTATTTCAAACAGATCGAGTAAGGAGTCTCCTACTTCCTGTATTTGTACTGTGTCAATTAATTCAGTCATTATGGTTCGTATACCCTTCTAAACTGTGCTGTGCAAGTTTGGTAATTCTCATGTATAAATATGGTGTTGTAAGAGCTACACACAACTTTTAGCTCCTCAACACTGCCTAGTCTAGGTATAAAGAACGAGAATGACTTAGCAGCTTTTAAGTCAAAGAATGCTGATATTAGATCAACTTCTTCCGCAGATCTATTAGCAAAAGAAATTGATAGCTTATCATCTTTTGGGTTTATACCATCTACAATTCTCTGTTCATAACCATCTCCAAAGGAAGCTACTAACTCTCTTTGGGTGGAAGCACGATTAAGCTGTCTATCGGCTACTATATCTGTATCCGCAACGGGTACACCAGTACTGATATACTCAGCTGGGATTGTAAAGTAAAAAGCCATTTATGCTGCTCCGTAAGGACTTAATATCCCGCCTGAACGCTTCTGCTTTTGAAGCTCTTTCTGCACTGCTTTAGCTATTGCAGCGCCCATATTTGCACTCTGTGCTCCATCTGCCTGCGTATCTTGTTTTGCGTTTCCGTCTTTGTCTATATTAATATTTACAGATACGTTATTAGTCTGACCCGATCCTTTTAGGTCAACAGGTATAGACTTATTATTTGGCAGCGGTACTACGGCTTCCGTTCCGTGTAGTGTAGCAGAGTATCCAGCATCTGAACCTCTAGCGATGCCCCCAGTAGCGAAGCCTGGGGGCGGAGTTGTTACTCCGCCGTATCTATTGGAATAGTCCATGTTTGCAAAGCTATCTGCTACAGTTATAGCTTGAGAATTAGGAGCAGCAGCAGGAGTGCCGCCGCCCAAAAAGGATGTAGCACTAGTAATTAGCTTCATTACTAGTATTTTGGCAATCATCTGTCCTACGGCTTCAAGTACAGATACTGCCATACTTTTGAAAGCATCTTTTACTGAAGAAGTGGCAGTAATAATACTAGTTAAACCTGTGACCATGCCCTCTGTTAGTGAGTTTATAGCTGTTGATTTTAATTCGTACTGATGTGTTAGGTCTTGGTTTATTTCAGCTTCTTTTCTTAATCCTTCTAAAATAGTGGGGGTGAGTTCAATACGCTTATCTAAAGCCTCTAACTTTTTTTGGTTAAATGCTGCCTCAAGAGGGCTGAGTGCTAGTGCCCGAGTACGGAGACCTAGAAGTCTATTTTCATTTTTAGCAGTGGCTAATACAGCTTCTCCCCTCTTATCGAACAGCTTAATATCTTGAGCAACAGAAGCCTGGTTAGCTCTAGCTTTTTGTAGTTCCGTATCATCAGCAAGTAGTTCTTCTGGAGTTTTTCCTTGTATATTTATAGCTTCTCTAAAAGCAATACTTACTGCTTCCCCCGCCCTAGCGTAGGAAGCAGCTAGTTCCTGTCTTTGAACATCTGCCAGCTCAAAAGCATTATTAAACCCGACAGAAGAGTTACCTGACTCAAGTAGCGTCTTTTTTCTACTGAGTTGGTTTTCACGTTCTGTAGTAGCAAGACCTTCTCTTTTAATTCCTAGTATGTCTCGTTCTACATCTAACTTAAGCGAGGAAATAGTCCTACCGTCCGCAGCTAGTTTATTTTCTGCTTTTTGTATTTTTACAGCATTATCAGCTCCTTCTTTAGCTATTCTTGCATCTTTGATTCTTTCTTTATTAGCATCATCCGTCTCAGCAGCTATAAGAAAAATCGCAGCCATAGATGCCTCTTGTTCCTTTTTGATTAGTTTAGCTTTATCCTTGAAAGATTGAATTTCTAAGTTATTTTTTCTTTCCTCAAAAGTTATTCCTAAAGTTCTCTCAACTGCGGCACGCTTATTCAGTTCAAAAGCACGTCTAGCTCTATTCCTTAATTCTACAGAACCAGCTTTATATCCCTCATTTATCTTAGTCAGAAAGTCAGATTGATCTTTATTAATATCCCTTTCCTCACGTAGTTGGCCCAGCCTTACTTCTCCATTTTCTACCTTTTTTTCTAGTGCGGCTACTATAGCTTCATTTTCTTGTGTAATATCCCTCTTTTCCGTCACATATCTGGTTCCACCTCTACCTTGTGTGGTAATCGAGCTTTCTCTAGTATTGGAAGCTCCTCGGGCCTTTTCTAAGGCTACTCTTGCTGCCTCAAGATCATTTTCTTCTGATTTAAATTGATTTTGTACAGCTTTAAATTTTGTTGAGGAACCTGTGGCAGCTTTTCCAGATAGGCTTAGTAACTTTTCCAAGGGATTCTTAAAAGATGAAGAGGCACCCAGCTCAGAGAGTGCTTGATTTAACTGTGTTACATCGTCTCCCAGTCTACTAACTGCTCCGGAGGCTTCAATAGAGACGCTCTCTATACCAGTAAGGGCTTTTAGGTTTTTTATATCTCCAGTACTTTTTAATTCTTCAATAAACCTGTTTAGTTCTGGATCTAATAATGCCA